GCCGTCCCGCTTGTCGTACGTGTCGAGCTTCATGCCGCGCCGATTAACCCACGATGATCCGTAATCGTCAGTAGGCGCGAAAGGCTCCAGCCGTTGCCAATTCAGCCCGCCGATCCGTGCCGCAGCTAGATTGTGCTTGTGCCCGGTGTAGGCATGGCGGTGCCTGCATTCGGTCCAAAATGGGCAAACGTCTGCCAACTTGAGCGCAAGCATTGTGGGTGTCATTCTATCGCCGTGCTGCCCGAATATCGCAGTGCGCCCCCATTGGAATTGAAACAGTTCAGCAGGCGTCATGTCAATGCGAGCCCTGTCGTTGTTTGCCAGCCATTCGCGCAAAGCGAACGCAATCGCGCGGTGCGAGTTGGGGTCGTGGTTTCCGCGCAGCACCCGCACTAAAACCCGATCGTGATGCTCAAGCGCGCGCGTGACTGCATACTTGATTATGGCAATCCCGGTATCAAGCGCTTTGTACATGCGCGCGGAAACGTCGAGTGGGTGCTTGCTCCCCGGGGTCTGCGCCTTGTCGTCATCAGCGTGGAGGAAGTCCCCGCCCAGCAACAGCACGCAAGTGTCAGCGTGCGCTGCCCGGGATAAGACCTTTTCCATGCCTCGCATAAGATCATCACGCGCAAGTGTCAGGTTATAATCTTGCCCGCCCGTTTCTTCACCCCATGCGGCCATGCCCCAATGCACATCGAATAGGGGCAGCACGTTGCACAGATCTGCAACTGTGCTCTCAGGACGCAATACCGGCGCTAGTGGCGTCATACCCTCGAACGCCTCGCGCATTCGGCCAAGAACATCCTCCGATGTTTCAACCGGCGCGGTCCACCGCGTTGTGCCGGTCTTGTTGCCCGTTTTCGAGTCGTAATTGTGTATCCACCCGCCCTTGGCCTCAACGCCGTTTAGCCCCGCATTATTCATGGCCTTCTGTGCACCGCTGGACAAGTGCAAGCCCGCCCTTTTTGCAGCTTGGTACCGGCCTCGGAATGTGCCGTGCGGAATGCCGATTGCCTGCGCCGCATCTTTTTGCGACCCGTGGGCGCCCACAGCGTCAATGGCCTCTTGCATCTTTTCATGTGACATCGGCGGCGTTGGCACCGGCTTCGCCCCCGCTATCCGTCAATTCCCTCCGGCGGCGGCAAAAACCCCTCAAACGAAACGCCGCTGGCAATGAGGCATGTTACGCCGTCCGGTCTTGTTACTAACATAGTCCATGTGCCACTTGTGGCACTTGCAAACATCTCCAGCACGGCACCGTTTTCCATGAGCCCAATACTCCTAATGGATTCGCTGTATTTGCTAGCGAGGTGCTCGAGCACAACAGGCCGGAGCGCGCAATTTTCAGAAGCAAGGGCAGGGGTGGCGAACGCTGCAACAGCAAGGACTGCGATAAGGTTTTTCATGGTGTCGGCTCCTGTGTAAATTCTTCAACGGCACATTCATACTCTATGCCTCGATAGGCCATTGCGTCAACATAGCTGTCCCTGTGCGTTGGGCTTGTCTGTGATCTGGCCAGCTTGGTTGCTATGTGAAGCTGTGCCACTTCCCTCGCGGTCAGGTCTCGCCCTGTCCATGCGTTAAATATGTCCGCAATATGCTGCATGTTTTGGACAGGCGGGCCGTAGGTTTCGTTTCGATCGCCGGATGTCAGGTTTGCCGCCTCATGCAGGCATGATATGCGCAGGGGTTCGGTCATATCGCGCCATCCAAGATAACCAATAGTGGCAGGCACTTTCCACGGGCGGCGGGCATACTTTCGCCAGCCAGTGCACCAGCGCACGGCCCAACAAACGGCGCGCTGGCGTCAACTACCGCCGCCGCGCTTCCTGTCTGCAATGTTGTGCAGCCGTTTAATCCTGCCATCATCAGTGGCACCAATACCAAGATCCGCATTGTCAATCTCCTTGCGCGTGTTTATGTAGTTTTGTGCCTCAGCGTTTTCCGCTGCTGTGAGGGCATCCTCGGCTGCGTCTCTGCGCTGGGCCAAGATGATGCCCAGAAAGGCAAGGACAGCCACCACGGCCCCTAATATCCAGCGCACGGGGCGGCTGGATAGGATTGCGCCCCAGATCACGTTGCCCACCCGCGCCGCTTGGCCATCGCATAGACGCCCTCGACCGCTGCGCCCATGCCCAGAGACAGCACCAGCACAGCGTCAGGGTCCATTGCCAGCGTCTCGCCAACCTGTGAGCCTGCCAGATAGCCGATGCCGTAGCGCAGGATGATACGTGCGAAAGGTCCGAAGTTCATCATGTTCGGCTTCCTTTAATAAGGGATGCCAGTAATTCAAGGATCCGCGCGAACCAACCTTGTGGCTCACTTTTGGCGTTTTGTGGTTCACTTTTGGCGTTTTGTGGTTCACTTTTGCTAGGCTTCCGCACAGCAACGGACGCGACTACAGAGGCCCACCATGCGGCTGCGTCATAGCCGGGGCACTGCGTTGCCGCTTCGGGCATGTCCTTATGCCCCACGACTTCTGCGTTAGGAAAGCGCACCAGCAATTCCCGTATCAGCTTGATCTGTGCATCAATTTGCGCTGGCGTTCTGTTGTCAACACCCACGTTTATGGCGGCACGGGTCACGCCACCCTCAACACAAATACCGATTGAGTTTGAGTTGGACCCCCTGCAATGCGCCCCCACTTCAAACTTGCCGGGTTGTGACATATCGCGACCAGTCTCAACCATACCATTCTTTCGGATGAAGTAGTGGTAGCCGATCTCACGGAAACTACGCGCACGGTGCATTCGGTCAATGTCAGCAGCGGTGAAGTCGCTCTCGATTGGTGTGGCACTGTAGTGCTGCACGATGTACTGCACGCGGCTATCTGGCTGGTAGGTCATTTATCCATTCCTCTCAAAATCGTTTTGGTGTCTTTGTCGTACACCTTCAAGTAAACCACTCCACGATTGTTTCCTTGAAAAATAAGACGCCCCCCCATGCAATCGCGCCCAGCACGCCCAGCAGCATAAGCCCTCCGGTTATTCGTGCATGCACTGACGTGACCAGATCCGTGACAGGCTCGATATTATCCAGCCGCCGCAGAACATCAGCTTGCCCGTGCCGAATGTCACTGAGCTCTACGCTTGTGGCACGCCGCGCCCGTTCGGTTTCAGCCTGCGCAACTTTCCGCTCTTGCCGGTCCTCCTCCGCGCGACCATTCATGTGCTCAACCATGGCTGCAATTTCGGCAACTTGTTCTGCAATAGTTCTCGGCATTTAGCAAATTCCTTTGGCGGCGTTGAGGGTGCTGCGCGCCTCCTACAATGTCACGTATGTAATTAGGTTTGAAAACACCGCGTCACCTGCTGAGGCAGGCGTCCAGTACAGTCTGAAAAGATACCCCGACGCGTCATTATCCCGCAATGAAGTAGATGCCAAGTTGGCAGTTGAGCCAGTGCTAAGGCCCCCCGCAGCGGTCCAGACCCCTTCGTAAGAACCTGCTGAAACGCCCGGATCATTTATCACGCGCAGCTTTATAGTCCCGCGTGTGAACCCTGCTACAGACGGAATGTTTACAACGCCTAGTAGATTGGCGGCGCTCGGCGCGCCGTTACCGTGGAGAGTAAAAACCCCGCCCGAGTGTGCTTCTGCCAGTGTAAATTCCGCGTCAACCTCGAGAATAAAAGTCGGGCTGAACAGTGTGAATTTAGGCAGACGAAACGGCACCCAGTCCGCGCCGCCAAGCGATCCATCGGACAGGAGGGACGCGACGCCACCCACAGTGTCCACAGTGAACTGATTAGTCCCACCCGTTCTGCCTGACCTGACGTGCATGAACCTGCTGCCCAAGACGGATAGCCCTTGAATGGATGCCGTTCCGCGAGCAGTGTAAGCACTCATAGTTTCTGTTAAAGTTGGGAAAACGTCAGCCGATGCGTCGTCTTTCGCCTGATCCCAGATGCCGTTTTCTACGAGGATGATTTCAGACGTTGACGCCCGAAACGTGTTCCCCTGCGTTCTTATCCTCGCCGATTGACTGACCGCGCCGTTATGGGTCATTGTTCCGGTGTGCAAGCAATTTTCTACGTATGCAATCCCACCGCGCGAGACAGACCAAGGCACCTCACAGTTGTTAAACGTGATGCGCTCGTTAGCCCCAAACCCGCCAATGTTGGAGTTGCATCCGTAGTAAGAGCGAATGCCACCTGTTGCTCCGTCAATAATCCCGCCCTTTATATCCAGGCGAAGCCCTCGAAAATCGAAGGGGTATGGCGTATTCGCTGCGTGAAGGTTCCTACACGTCACATTTCCGCCGTACCAATAAACAATCCCATTTTGCGACCAATTGGCAAATTTGATGCTCTGAAAACCTATGTTTAGAAACCCGTTTTCAGAATTGCTGAGACCGCCGCGCATTGCCGCGTAGGTTGCGTTGCCTGTCCCGCTCCAAACAGTTTCAGGCACCGCGCCCAGCCCCCCGGCAGAACGACCGAAAACCTCAAGTGGATACCTGAAGTACGGCACCTTGCTGATCACAATCCCCGCATCGGTAAATGTTCCGGCCTCCATTTGAATTCTCCAGCGCCCATCCGCCGACTTGCTACCCAGTGCAAGCATGCGCGCCCATGCGGATCCAAACGTGGTGCCTTGTGCTGCTGTTCTCCCGTCCGCTTGCGCGCTTCCATCGTTAGTGCAGTAAATCACAACCAGTTGTGAGTTGCCTTTAGGGTTTGCGTGCCACGTGGAGCCATCTTGAAGGATGCTCCACGTCCCGTTAGTTGTAACATCCCACAGGTTCGGCACGTTTCCCGTGGCCAAGTATTGACCACCGCCGCGCAAGGACCGGCCTGCAATAAAGCAGTAAGCCACAGAGCCCACAAGCGCTGCTTGCATGTCTGTCGTGCCGGGGGTTGTGTTCGCCGCCCAGTGATCGGGGTACACGTCACCGTCAGGCGCCCATCTTTGCCCGTCTGCTGTGGTTAGCGCCGAGCTTGAAGCGTCGCGCTTGTACGCCAGCAACCCAACACCGCTACGAACAAATAGAATATCCTGAGCATCTGGCACATTCAGCAGCAGCGCCTCGGCCCGCGTTGGTGCGTATGTTGCCCCGTCATTGGACGGCGTAATGTCCACAGTCCAAGTGACGGTCCCCGACCCCGTTGACGCTGCCACGGTGTAAGTGTCCCGCTCTGCAAAGAATTGGACAAACGCAGTAGTCGCGTCAGCGTTAAACGGGTTTGTAATTGCGGTGCGCGATACATCAGAAAACAGAGTCGCCAGCGCGCCATCTGACGCGCGCCGGACCTCAACTTCAGCGCCCGGCACAACGTCCCCAGCCGCGTCTACAATCGTTGCATTAAATGAACCAAGGGCCATGCCTTAAACTCCGATAAGTGTATCTTGAATAACAAACGCGCCAACCTTGCTCGAGCTGATATTGCTCATGTCAGTTGCTCTGTCGGGGCCGTGTAGGGTGGCAGTGCAATATCTCCATCCTGCGTCACTAGCAGCGGCTCGGGGAATAGCGTTTCTTGCGGGGCGTTCGCGCCATGGGGCAGCAGCAGCGTCAGGTGCAGCACGCCGTCGACGCGCGTCACGTCGGAATCCAGCATGTCACAGTCCACCGCATCGCGGGGCCTTGTGTCGCCATCCTTCAGGGGGCCAAAGTCAAACGCCACCCCGTTGATGACCAGCGCCGTGCCGACCCGCCGCAAGGTCAGCGCTCGGTCGATACGAATTGGTGAAAAGCTTATCAGCATATTCGCCTCCATTAGAACCACCGCCCGCGCGCGGTCACTGTGTAAAGAAAAGAGCTAACGCTATTAAGGTTGGTCAAACCAAAAGACGCCTGCGTGGTAGACATAGAGTCCCGGTAGGTCGCCATTGACAAGGCCGGAATAGACCCGTTTGCCACGGACGCCCGTTGCGCTGTAAAGTCAATGTGGACATCAATCGCACTGATAAATGCAGCGGGATAGGTCCACGTGAAATCTTGCGTCGCGTCTTTCGCGATTGACTGGTTGGAGGTATTTCTCAATCTGCACATCTGCGTGCCGTCCGCAAACCTCACATACGTGCCGTTTGCGTTAGTGCCGCTTTCAAATGCCGCCCCGGTCGGAACGCCAGCCGTCTGGCTAACCGTCCCGAGAATGTTTTTGCGAGCATAGAGGCGCCCGCGATCAACACCGCCCTCAGCCAGCCCTAGTTGATCCGCGCCAATGCGGTAGAACCCCGTGTTTGGGTCAGACGCAAACGCTATGGACGGCGCCGCCGCAGATCCGTTTGCAATTTCTCTAGTAAGTGGCGGCTCAAACGCAGATACAACGTCTACTGTCCAAGTGACAGTCCCCGACCCCGTTGACGCTGCAACTGTATACGTCCCCCGCTCTGCAAAGAACTGGGCAAACGCAGTAGTCCCGTCAGCGTTAAACGGGTTGGCCATTGCAGTCCCAGCCGCGTTAGAAAACAGAGTCGCAAGGCCATTGTCTGACGTGCGCCGGACTTGGACTTGCGCATTTGGCACAACGTCGCCTGCCGTGTTTACGATTGTAGCGTTAAATGAACCAAGTGGCATAGCTTAAACCCCAATAAGTGTGTCTTGAATAACAAACGCGCCTGCAGCAACAGTTTGAAATTGTGCATCGGCGTTGGTTATCCGGCACTCGTAATAGTATTTTTTTGGAGTCAAGTTTGTTTCTGTGTCGGTTATCAAAGTGAACCCTTGGCTGTTAGTGGCCAGTGTGATCTGACCGGAGCTTAATGTTTTTGTGATAAGAGACGGGCCTTTTGTTGACTCAGCAATTGTAAAGGTTATTTCGTTTGCCCCCGAAACATCAATGGGGCGGCCTTCAACGTTTACAAAATTAATGACAATTCTTCCGTCATTTTTTCGCGGCCAATCAACTTGACCCGTTTCAACCTTGGCCATGGGACCGCACTCCATTCTAAATTTGGCGCGGATTGCCCGCTCGTCGTTGCGTTTAAACGTTAGGCAATACACTAGGCCGCGCAAAGCGTCAGATATCACCATTTGGTTAGAGATTACAGGGCTTGGCATTCTCGCTCCATGATTGATAGTTGAGATTCAAGCTCTGCAATTCTTGCAGCCTGAATTTTGCAGGGGCGGTCAACCGTGTTGGTCTGAATAACCTCTACCATGAAATTAACCTCTTTGACCCGTTCAACCTCTACGATCTTGTCAACGTAGCGAATGGCCTCTACGGGAACCTTTACGATCTTATCAACGTAGCGAATTGCCTCTACGGGAACCTCCACGATCTTATTAACGTAGCGAATGACCTCTACGGGAACCTCTACGATCTTATCACGCGGACGAATTGCCTGCGCAAGCTTGGCTTGCAGGTCCCGAATGTCTCGCTTTAGCTGTTCTTCTCTATCGCTCATGTTCTCACCTGCATGGCGGCGATAAAAAGCGCATCAATCTGCTCTGGCGTAAACCCGTTATCCCCGCCAAGCGAGGCAATTAACGGGTTATTGCGCGTGATTACTGTCGCATATTCCCAAACGATTGACGCCTGCGGATCGCCGTCCGCAATCGCCTGCACCTGATCCAGCACGCCCGCCGCCAAAAGTGCCAGCCGCATTTGGGCAGGGCTGCACTGCATGGCCGCGCGGGCATTGGCTAACGCATCTTGCGCAGACGGCGCCACGTGTGCAGTCGCGGTTGGTGATAGATCGCCCCATAGATCGTGCCCCGGCTCCACGATAACTCCAGACCCATCATTGCGGGTTGCCAAGATTGCGTCTTGTTCGGCGGATATATACTCTACACTTCTAAACATCACCCGCCCCCATTTATGCGCAATGCGCTGGTGTAAGCCTCTGCGTGCGCCGTTATTTCCGGCGACGCTCCGGACCCGCCTTCTAGGCTAAGGTATATCACATCGCCGGTCAAAACAGTAACATCAATTGTTGTCGTGGCAGACACGCTATTCAGGGCTACAGGGCTTCCGCCCAAACGCACCCTCACAAAAGATGCCCGTGCTGTACCTAGCTGTGACGCCACAACCGCCCTAAACCGAACCACCCCAAAGGCAACGGCCCTGTAATGTGATTGCGGGACGGTGACAGCTTCATCAGTGTTAACACTGGCAGACTCAGACGCCCAAAGCAAAACATCTCCAGCAACAGACCCCGAAAACGCCCCTACCTGAATACGAGGCGCACCTGTTGCGCCTTCGGCAATCGCAACCGGATTTGCAGCTAATGCCGCAGCAAGCGTAGCCGTTGCGGGGCTATCTGCGTCCACTTCACTTGCGGCGATCGTTCTATAGGTTGCCATTTGTCCGCCTTAAAACATTATATAGGGGCCGCTTCCGTCGGAGAATACACCAGAACCCCCCACGAAGTAAGTGCCTTTAGCTTTCTGCGCCGCGCTGGATGCATCATAATTTGGGCGCGCGTCTTCAGCGATAAAGCCATATCGGCCCGGAAACTCAAAAGTGCGCGCGCTGATCCGCAGATTAGACCCCGAATTGACTTCATCAACCGCCGTGATTTGCATAACCGTGGGCAGGCTTGATCCGTCCTCCGATTGGAGCGCGCGGGTGTCGAGCCGAATAAGCGCCGCCAACTTCACTAAGTCGCGGTCCTTCACGTCTACATCAAACTGAATTTCTTTCGGAATGTCGCGGTATCTGTTTTGCAGACGTGAGGCCACTGCGCCCGCCACGCTGTCATCGCCCGCGCCAAGCCACCGGCTAAACACCTCAAAGGCCGAAACTTGGTTGTATTCGTTCGGCCCCTCGCTGCTCGCGTCCAGCGGGACAAAGACGCGGCGGAAGTTAGCGCCGCCGGTTGGCGACCCGGTAACGTCAATCTGGCCGTGCCAAAATAAGACGCGGCTAATACGAGCATCAGTCAGATCCTTGCTGCCTAAGCTGCCCTCGATAATAGACGCGCGGTCCGTAATGTCGGGTATTGTTTCGTCAAAGTCAGCAGGGCGGTTTGCGCGCATGCGGATAAGCTGCGCCACATCATCCCACCAAAACACCACGCCAAAATGGCATAGTTCTGTGATAATGTCCAGCGCGCCAGTGGGCTTTGTGATTACAGCGTTAAGTAAAAATCCCTGAAGCCACCTGCTTGCCTCCGCGTCCCAATTTGGCGTGTCCGGAAAAGATGGGTCAGCCTTGCAAAAGTTTACAAGTACATCCTCCGCTATTGCTGGGATCGTCTGGCCCTCCACAACATAGCACTGCTGGAATAAATCACCCTCAGAATGACTGGCAGCGTCGGACCCGTTCAGCCCGCGCCCCGTGATCGTGATAATATCACCCGCCCGCGTGAACGTGACCACCTCGCTGCCGATCGACGCCTTGCTGCTTGCCGCGTAATCATCACCAACGGTAGGCGGGGTGAGCGTTACCGTGCCCAGATACGAATCCGAGATGTCCGCGCCTAGCTTCCCTTGGCTTGGGGCTGGCACAAGCGCCTTTTTATTGTCAGCAAGGTCCAGCACGTCCTTGGCAATGATTGTGACGCGCCCGTTAATGTCCGGCCCGTCCCATTCATCTATGATATAGTTTCGCGTAACCATGCTGGCCAATGCCTGCCCAACATAGCCCTCCTTTACTCGCAGCGCCCTGCCCACATAGTAGGGAAACCGCGCCCGCAAACGTCCAAAGAACGTGCCGCGCCCGTATGGGTCATACCCTACGCCGCTGGCCAGTGCTGCGCCGCTCTGTCGTTGCGACTGGTACTTATCAAGCAGCAGGTCGCTTTCTAGGAAGTCCTGCAGGTTAATCGTGACCCGCGCCCGCTTGCCTAACGCGCCCGTGCGGCTGTCAGACCCGCCAAGATTGATTGTCGCAGGATTGGTAGTAACCGGCCCCGACATAGCAGGGTAAACCAGCACGCCGCCGGGTATGCCGCTTTGGTTCATTGCAAAACGGATTGTCTTTGTCCCCTTGGCAAAATTCGGCTTGTCTTGGCACGTCTTGAAGGTGTTAAAGCACTTCGCCGCGCCGTCAGTTCCGAGAACAGCGGTGCAAGCGCCTGCGCCATAGACCAGATCACAATAATCAATGTCGATCTCTACAATTTGCAGCGGCTCAAGACTAAGCGTCATCGTAAAACCTCATAGCCATATCAAACGCCATTCGCGCTTTGGGTCCGGTGTTGCTTGGGGCAATTACGCCGCCCGACCGCCAAGCATAAAATAGATCGCCGTATTTCGTTGGGCGCCATGCCCAGAAGAACCCGCCGCCCGTATTGAAGTGACGCTGAAACGCCTTCCAAGCATCCGCGCGCAGATAGCTATCCTCCACCAGCGTCAGGGACGCCGCCGCAGTCGATCCCTTGCGCACCACAGAAGACCCAAGCAGGTTCCCGCCCTCAGACACCCGCGATTGCAGATCAACCACGTTCGCCGTAATTGGTGGCGCATAGCCCTGATATATTGTGCGAGGCAACGTGACGGGATTGCCCAGAAAGAACACGCCGATTTCAAGGTTGGCAGTAACGCTTGTGGCGTATATCCGCCAAAACCGCGCCGACACCGCAGTAAAATAAAACGCCACCGCCTGATTGTCCGCCGGAATTGCCACCCCAGATCCGCTATCGCTCCATGCGTCGCCTGCCAAAACCTTGTACTGGATGCGAAACGCGCCCGCTACATCGCCCGCATTGTGCGCGGCGACCGAGGCAAAAGAGATGGATGTATTGCTGCCCAAGTCTATTTCTATCGTTACTTGGCTGGATGCTGGAGCAATTACCGCCCGATCATACGTCGTGCCGGTGACTGCAAACGCCCGCGACTGAACCGCCGTTCCGATACCTGTCGGGGATGTACCAGACGCCAGATTATCCCACGCTATAACGGGATTGTTTGACGTTCCTGCTGTGGATAGTGCCGATGCCAAGCCGGGGCTGATATAAATGCTCATGTTGCAAAACTCACTCTAAGGCCACGGTCTCTAAGGCCACGATCCCCGGCTTCGTCTTGCAGCTTGTCAAACAGGCTTGTGATCATGCTGCCGTTAAACAGGTCCTTGGGGCCAAAGCCCGTTATCCGCACTTCTAGCGGGGCTTGTGGTGGGGCTGCCGGTGCGCCGCCCGCACTCCCCCCGCCGCCGCCGCTGCTGGAACCGCTTGGGCTACTCATGTTCATTGCTGCCGATGCGATGGCAATCCCGGTTTGGATTGCGCCATATGCTGCTATACGTGCCGCCGCTGGAGGCCCTGCGATTGGACCAAGTTCAGCAAGCGCCCTGACCGATGCTGCGGCAGTATTGGCTTGTATTTCCGCAACCCGCTGGGCTGCGTTTACAGCTACCGCAGCCTTTGCTAGTATTTTATTTTTTTGCCCGAACATCTGCATTAAACCCAATACTGACCCAATTGTGTTTTTTCGCATTTCGATTTCGACCTTGCTGGCGTCACCTTGCAACTCTGCAATTTTCTCTAGATGCTCGGCCTCAAGGCGTAGCTTTTGTTCGTCATATTCCGCGCGCGTAATCAACTCCGCGTCAAGAGCCTCCCGCAATGTTTCATCGCCCGCCTCATACCATTCCTGCACAGTCTCGGCTTCGGTCATCATGCCCTGCGTCAATGCTTTGAGGCGCGCCTGCATATCGTTTGTGACCGCGCCTGCGCTGCCTACGCCGCCGCCGCCTGTGACTACCGTTGGTAGACCATCAATAGTTATCGTTTCTGGCAGTGGGTTTGTAACCGTTGAGAAGTCAGAGCCAGTTACCGCGTTGGCCGCTACCTTACGGTCACGTATGGCTTGTTCCAGTGCTTTTTCAGCTTGGATCATATCTCGCATTTTAGATGCTTCGATTGCGGATAGCCGCGCTTCGGCCTCCATCGTCAACATCCCGCCCATGCCCTCAACGTTAGACCGGACGGTCGCCACTTGTGCCTTTGCCTTGGCAATTTCAGCCTTGGCCGCTTCATATGCGGATGCAGCGAGCTTATGATTGTCTTTGGCGAGATCAATGGCAGCTTTGCCCGCAGATGGCGCTGCTGTTGTGTAGAACACTCCAAGAGCCGCATTAAGTGCCGTTGTCCCTGCTGCTGCATTGTAGGTTCCAACCGAGGAATCATCCGCCGCCCCGCGCCACTTCGATAGCGCAATTAGCGCCACGCCCAAAAGTGCTGCAACAATGGTGATTGGCCCACCCAAAGCTGCCATCGCGATAGCAAGTCCACCCGTCACAATGGTCACGGCCTCAACGTTCTGCGAAAGAAAAACCATGCCTTCCGCCAACCCAGCCGCAGCGCCCGCAATCATGGAAAGGCCAGACGCCGCAGCGCCCATAAAGTCCTCTGACAATATGACCTCTGCAAGCTGGCCGAACGCGGCGACAACGCGCTGAATCGCCTCCTGCGTAGCCTCTGACCTAGCAATAGCGTTGAACCGGTCTGCCATCACCTGAAGCACGGGCGCAACCTCCGCCGCTAGCATTTGCGACAGGCCCTGAAAAACCAATGACATGCGCGCGATTGCGTCGTTTGCGCTTTCAATGCCCGCCGTTTGCGCATCGGTTAATTCAAGCCCGAACGCCGTGACCTCCTCGCGCGCAGAGCGAATAGCGTCCCCGCCTTGGATCATCAGGAGCGCCATGTTCCGCGACCGCACGCCAAGGTCCCGCAGGATGTCGGACGCTTGTGACGAAGACAGCCCCAACTCCTTAACGCGGTCAGCGATTGCCGCCATCCGGTCGTCTGTATCAAGCGCGCTTAGAGCCGCCGCAGACATGCCCAGCTTTTCAAGCGCCTTAGCCGCTGGTGAACCCGCCTCATTCGCGCTGGCCAGCTCGCGGTTAAGCGTCTGCATTGAGGTGTTAGCCTCGCCTACAGATACACCAGCATAGCCAGCCGCGATCTGAACAGCAGTAAGCGCGTTTACGGTGCCGTCCATCGACCGCGCAAGCTTTACGTTGGTGTCTACGTTGCGCAGGCCTGCAGCGGTCATTGCTGCCAGTCCGCCAACAACAGCAACAGCCGCCACCCCCGCAGCAACGCCTAGCTTTTTAAGGCCAGCGCCCGCTTTGCCCAGCGCGCTATCTAGCCCGCTAGAATCGCCGTTGATCTTAACTAGGAGTGGGGGCAGTGCCATGCTTTTTTGCTTCCATCTCGGCGCGTAGGGCTGCGCTGTCTGCCTTTATCGCGTCCAGTTCGTGTTCGCTCATTCCGCCCGCGTAGTCTGTTTTTTGGTGCGGGCGCTTCCACTCAAACTCGTGCAAGATTTCTGAAATGGTCATCCCCCATATATCACCCGGCGATATATCCCACCCACGGCAGATGCAGTAAAGCGTATTCAGGTCGTGGTCTTCCGGTTCGCCTTGCGCTTCTTGTTCGAGGGCAGCGCCTTTTGGCCCTCTGGCTTTTTTCCAAAGTCCACACTCGGCAGCACGGATGAAATATAAGCCTTTTGAAAGCTGAGTATTTCTGCTATATCGCCACCAGACAAAAAGCCGTAGCTGTCCTCCTCAGTGCATTGCCCACCAGATGCGCGGACTATTTCACAATGCGCCGTTGCCAAGTCCTCAAGATCAACGCCGCCGTGTACGCATTTGTTTGCCAGCGCCACGTTATTAATCCCATGGCGCATGATACGTTTTAGCAATGCCACCGAGGGAACAAACGTAATGATTGCCCCCTGATACTCAAATGACTGTTCCCTAAAAATGCTCATTTACACGGGCGCCTTAGTAATGACGCCGACAGATTGCAGCGTGCCGGAAAATGTTGTCTCGCCGTTGTATGGCGCGCCGATTTGAAAGCCTGACTGGAATTGGAAGTCACCATCCAGGGTGAACAGCCCGCCAATGGTGATTGTCATTGTTTCCTGCGTTCCTGTGAACGCCATGTCGGAAAGCGTGGTGGCCTTCAAAACACCGTCGAGCGCAATCGTAACCATCTGGCTGTTGAAAGTGGCGTCCAGCGTGGTCATCCACCCGCTGTCACCATCAGCCGTTACGTCTACCAATTCGCCCGCGAAAGATACCGTTTTTGTGCGCAACTCGTCTGCAAGGCTTGTCGCCCCGATTGCAATGAGTACAGCGCGACCGTTTGAAGCTGGCATGGGTTAGATCCTTTTAGGGTTAAGCTTTGCAAACTCATATCACGGTTTTGCAAAGTTGCAAAGTGCTATGCTACTTCGTCAAGGGTCACGCGGTATAGCGAAACAAAACGCCGCGTGTTTCCATCATCAGACCAGCCAAGTGACATAGTTTCAAACTCCGTGTCCACCCACACGATGCCCGTTCCGGTCAGGCCGTACCACTCCAGCGCGTCCCGAACTTGCGATGATAGCGCCGCAATAGCCTGTTCGCTGGATTGGCCCGCTGTGGATCTCGCGTATCCGTCAATCTGCACCACGAATTGCGAACCGCGCGTGCCGGACGTGTTGAACGGCGATTCCGTAGCCTGAACAATCACGACATAAGGAAACGGCGTGTTGATTTCGCCCTCTGAATTTTGCGGGGCTTTTGGCGACCACACATCAGCCGTTAGCTGCGCATCAAGCCGCGTGTATAGCGCTTGCCGCAGGTTGCCCCATGTTGGTGCCGTCATCTGAGCGATCCCCTTAATGCCCTTTCCAGTCTGGCAATATATTTTGGCGTGATCTTTTCAATCGCTGGGACCCATGCGGGGCGAGGATCAATACGCCCACTTCCAAATTCAAGGACAGCCGCATAGACCAAATCACTGCCAACCGTTGCAGACATAGGGCCGGTCTTGTCGAATATAACGCTGCCAGCAAGCCGACCTGTGTCTGACGCTGGTGCCTCTTTCGCTTCGCCGCTGGACGCTTGATGCTCAACCCCGCCGCGAACGTATATGCGCCCCGTTGCTGGCCCGTCCTGAATGCGCTTCACAATGTCGCCGCGCAATTCCATAGCCGTGCCTATCACCGCAACACCTACCGCCTCTTGCGCCTCTGCGCTGGCCCTGCGCAACGCGGCCTGAAGCTCTGCCATGCCTTCAATCTTTAGCTCTAGGCTCATACCGCCACCCCAAAAATACAAAAGACTGTTGACCTGTCGGGCTTGCAATGCAAGTATGTTTCAGGATCAATTTTTATGGAAATATTATGGCCCGGATTGACGGACAGACTGCGCAACGCAACATCAGAATAATGACCGCCAGAGTTGAGGGGAAAACTCTTGATTACATTGCTCAAGCCAATGGGATAACCCGCGAACGTGTGCGCCAGATACTTCGCCGCCAGATTGATTACTTGCAAGAAACGCCTGCACGGGCGCAAGAGGATGAACGGCTTCGCAAAATTGCCGCGCTTTACAAGACGCAAAAGCAACCGAAAACATGCCAAGACAGTGAAGCCATAGAACTTGCAGTTAGCATTCGCGCTCAGAATGTGTTGAAACACGGCCTTGCTGGCGTGACTATTAAGGGGCTTGCAAGTTACCCTGACAGCTTTTTTCTTAGCATACCCAGCTGCGGTCGCAAAGTTCTGAAAGAAATACGCGATGCCGCAAGTGATATTACTTTGGGCCATTAGGTTGCCACTCCAACTTCCGCGCTGATTTCAAGCCACTTATCGTCAAAATCCACGTTGTTGATAAACCGCACCTGATACGCGCGCCCACGCACAACGGCACGGTCAACCTCAGTTAGGTCTGCGAAGTATCGCACCACAACCTTATGCGTAGATGTTGCCTCTGTGCGCTGAGACTGGAAGCGCTCCCCACCAGACATAGGCTTAACCATCGCCCGCGTAGGTGCTCCAGTGATAGCGGCCCATGCCTCAGCAAAGCCGCCTGCGCCGTCTGGGGTGCGCGTCAGGCGTTGAAATGTGACAGGCTCCCGAAGCATACGCGCGTTGTATTTGGAACAACAGCCTACCACGCCAGTTCATCCATGCGCCGATAGGGTGCCAGCATATGCCGCGCTTCATTGGTCATGCCAGAACAGCCGTCATAAAGCTGCGTGACGTACATGCGGATAGCCTCAAGGATCGGCGCGGGAATACTGCCCGATCCGTAGCCCGCAACATAGGTGATCTGCACCGCGTCTTGCGCGCGCATGTCAGTGGGGAACGTCACGCCTTCGTTGAGGTAGATCCGCCCGCTTTGCAGGTCAACCCGATAGCCTGCGCTGTCAAACGTCCGTGAATTATTGCCCCGGTCAAACGTCACCACGCTTGTGACAGATTGCAGCGGCGGGAATGCTACGTCAAACGTATCACCGCCGCCCAGAATATAGGGCCGCGATCCGGTGTGAACTCCAGGCCCCAACGCCAGCAGCCTATCGTCACCGCCGCCCTGCACAAAGCCATCAGCTTTGAATACAAACGTCTCGGTCAAGATCGCCGTGCGGGTATATTGCTTTACCGCCTCAGTCGCGCTTGTGACATAGGCCGCTATGATGTCGTTGTCGCCATCGCCATCAACGCGCAAAAACGACTTCATCAGCGCCGCGCTAATTGCAGGGCTGTCATTTGATAAGGTGATGTAGGCGGATTTGCGATTGTATCTCATGGGATGCCCCTATGCTTATTAAAGGGGCCAGCCGTGGCCAGCCCCTCGATAAACTTAGGTTGCGGCGGTGCCTGCGTCGATTGACGCAACGCCCATTACCGCGCCCATGCGCTTGATGGCAGCCACACTGACAGCGGCGTCTGTGCCGGTTGTGCCTGTGGCTGTCATGCGGACATAACGCTTGCCGCCGCGATAGCCGATGGAGCCAATCAGCTTGTTGTCGTCGGTGTCTGCCGTAACAGTCAGCGCCGATTCCAGCCCGATCAGATCACTATCAGAAACCGCAGTTGCATCAGCCGACGCCGTACTGTCGCTTTCTTCCATTTGGAAAGCAAACCCACCAGCCGCGCCTGCATCGGTCACAACGCCAGTGGCGACTGTAAACGTGACAGCCTCCCAGCCCTGCATGTCGATCCATGGGCCGGATGCCTTTGCGGTGCCGGACAGAACAGCGCCCAGAGCAAGCCCATATTCCGCGTCGTTGCGTGTATCAAACTGTGCCATTATGCAGCTACCTTTCCGATGCTGATCGCATCAAAGGAGGTCACATCGCCGCCCACACGTTGGGTTGTGTAGTAGGTGATGAAACCCTTGTTCGTGAATGGATCGCGCAGAACCTGCACCCCTACACGGTCGAGGATCGTATAGGCCGTCCCGAAGTCGGCATAGACGATTGCCAGAGCATTGGCACCGACTGCTGGCATGTCATCCATGAACACAACCGACTTGCCCAGAAGCTGCATGGTGGCCTGCCCATCACGCAACAGAACCGGGCTAAAGAAGTAATTGTCAGCCCCTTTCAGCTTCAACGCCTGGCCAAAGGTTGCGCGCTTCATCCCGAATACGGCGGCGGGCTGATACGCTTCCTTGAGCGAGTTTTGCAGGGCAATTAGGCCATCAGCATTCAGCGCAGCAGCTGAACCCATGTTGACTTGGTTGATTGCGCCGCGCTCGTAGGTGCCGGAGGTTGCCTGTGCCGGGTAGGTCAGGAACCCACGGGGCTGGCCTACACCAGTGCCGACAAGAAAGGCGGTATTCTGCGTGCGTGCAAACTTGTCCGCGACCTTGCCAGACAGCCATGCCTCGATGTTGAGGTAGCTGTCTTCCAGCATCTCGGTCGTGATGCGCGGATCGGCTTCGATCTTGTGCGCGGTCAGAACCTTCTGGCCCAATTCCGGCGTGTCAGTTGCACCACCGGATGCACCCTCACCAGCCCAACGCGCAGCGGCTTCCTGATCGTCAATCAGAATGTCGATGCTCTTGGCACCAGTCCGCTCAACATTGGCAACGGCGCGCAGGGGCGACGTTTCAAATATGCGCGTGATGATGTTGTTCGACAGTTCGGGCCGGACCAGATAACCGCCGTCAGGGTTCACGTCAGTTGACATGGCCTTGATTTCGATGCCGTCGGACGAAACCTTGAACCCGGCAGGCATTTGGCCAGTGCGCATATACGACTGGAACGCTTCGCCGTGCTTGGTTTCAATTTCGGTGTCGCGGTCGCTTTTACCGTCAGAACCGGGGCGCTGTAAAGCTGCCTCAATCTTGGCTTGCTTGGCCTGCATCTCAGCCATTCCGGCGGTAATGCTTTCAACCATTTTGTTGTGCTTTTCTTCGGTGACAACATCAACGGGCTTATTTGCTTTCAAGCCGTCGATCTCTCCGCGAAGTTCAACAAGGACGGGATTGATTTTTTCAACCAGCCCTTTGATTTCTGCAAAGTCAGACATTTAATGTCCCTTTCGTTTGCGTGATTGATTTCAAAAGTGCTTTGAGGTCATCAACGTCCCGCTGATTAACTTCTGGACTGGCACCGTCTGCGTCTCGCAGAACTTCGTCCCGGCCCTTCCATGCGCCACCCGCCATGACCTTAGCCATACGATTTGAGTAGCCCATATCCTTAAACGTGCGCTCAATATCGCGCTCCGTCATGTTCTCTGATTTCATGCCGGTGATGCTGGCTAGTTCGTTCATTGGGAACGTAACAACCGACACCTCAAACAGGTCCAGCTTGGTCAACTTGCGCTGGCCCGTTTCCTCGTCCATGGAGTATTCTTTGGTGCGGAAGCCAATCGACAAGCCCTCAATCGCGCCCATCTTAATGAGTTCTGCAACCTCAGCACCTTTGCCAAACTTCTTGCTGATCCGGCCTTGCATCTTTAGGCCGTAGCTATCCTCCGACATGCTGTCAAAAACGCCGATCACTTGCGCAGTGTCGTGCTGGTATAGCATCTTGACCTTGCGACCGCTGGCGATGCTGTCAAGGAACGCGCCCTGCATGACCATATCGCCGCCCATGTCCTCATTACCGAACACGCTGCCATAGCCTGAAATTGTGAGAAAGTCCTCGTCTTCAACGCCCGCCTTGATTTGCAACGGGGCTAGCTTGACCTCAAGGGTAGCAGCGCTGTCTTTGCTTTCGAGGTATGCGGTGGCGTCCGACATGCAAGGTAGCTCCATCAAAGGGAATAGGATGTCTCACGACAGCCGTTTGCAAAGTTCTAGCACAGTTCTGCAAAGTTGCAAACCCTATGATGTGTGGGGTTAGAAATCAGGATCAGCCACGCGGTGAATGACAGCACATCGGCAGTTAATGGTGTTCCACGCGCGGCCCGATGAATCGCCAGGATACATCAACGGCTCGCCGCCAACGATAAACGGTTCATCCATCGCCTTTGTCTGCCCGTTGGCGTTGATATGCTCTGTTCGTGTTCTTTTATCCTCAGCCGCCACCCATTCCTTAACCAGCGTTAGGCCGGTCTGCTTGGCCGTCTCGTGCATGGCGTAGTTTGCCGCCCCGTGCGTTTCAGTGCGGGCAATCCTTGCAGCGTTGGTGAGTGAGTCAGCCGGAATGCGCTTGCGGATTAGGCGCGCTATTGCGTCAGTTCCAAGCCCTTCGGCCTGCCCCTTTTCTACCTGTCTGACGATCTGCGCCCGCACAGTTTCTGTGACGCTCGTAATACGCCTGCGGATAGCCTCTTGATTGATCCAGCCGGTCGCCACGCCCCGAAAGAAATCCGCAAATGAAAACTTGACCTCAAGCACATGGCCTCGAGCCTTGCCGTCGCCGATCACACGCGCGCCAAATACCCGCGCAGATCGCAAGCCGATTTCCATGTAGACGTCACGCACGGCCCGCTCGTCGTCATTATCGGGTGGTGGCACAAAGCCTAACTCACGGTAGCGCGCCAGCAGCCCCGCCGCTTCTTTGGCCAGCACCTTGGCTATCCTGCGCCGGAACCTTGCCTCAAGCGCGTCCAGCAGCCGTGACTGTATCTGCGCCTCCCGCTTGGGGTCATGCGTGATGAATGCGGGTGTGCGGGCCATTACTTGCGCTCAAGGTCAGCAAGCCCATAAGCAAGCGCCTTGAGTTCATCCGCTGGCAGGTCAAACATGCCTGCGGCCATTGCTGGGTTAAACTCGCCCTCACCCTCAGCTGGAAAGCCCATCATTATCCGGCTTTCCTGACGGGTCAGCACGCCCTTTTCAAACGCCAGCACGGACCGCGCGAACATCTTTTCACGCAAGCCTTCCAGCGCCGGGATGCTGTCAAGGTCCAGCTTGAACTCAAGGTTGTCGCCATACGCGGGCAGCATCCAGTGGCCAAGCGCGCCAATGAACTCCTGCATCATCGGAATAACGGTATCGGTGTAGAGCCGTTCCTTGGCCTGTTCGTAATTGTTGAACGTTGAGGCGTCGTTGTCGATCAGTGGCAAGGGAACGCCAAACGCTGACGCCACATACTTGCCAGTCTCACGCATGGTGTTCAGGAAATCCATGTCAACGGGCGTCTTGGACATCTCCACAAACTCGGCATCATCGGCAAGCATCGGAACCGATCCGCTATTGTCTGCGCCTTGAAGCGCGTCCTTGAAATATTCCTTCATGCGCGCAATCATCTCGCCCGCAGGATAGCCGCCCTTGAACCGGATCAGGCCGGACGGGCGCGCGCTGTTTCGCAGCAGCGAATAGTTCCACTTGCTGCCCGCGTTGTGAGTATCAGCGGCAAGCGCAGCAGCCATGAGGGGAGATTGCCCGCGCCAGTAGTCGTTAGGATTATACATCTTGAGAAAGAACACATCGCTTCGGCCCGTGATCCGGTCAACGGCGAAATACTGTTCCTTGCTGTTCTTCTCATGGCAATAGGCCAATGGTATGCCGTAGGTGCTTGGCTTGATCACCATATCAAGCGGGTTCATTGGCCACAGTTCAGCGAACTTGGGGCCAACCGTTCCAACGGCAAACGTCTCGCCAAACAGGTTGCGATTGACGATCATTTCTGAAACCCACTGGCCATAGGATTGCAGCACGTTAGGCCGCTTGAGCAAGTCTAGCGCGGGGTGTGTGTCGAGGATCTTGTCGCCTTGGTGCAGCTCGATTTTGATGGATACAGCGGCCTGCACAATCTCTCGAAGGGCTCGATAAACGATAACGTTCATCTGATAGCCTTCGTCCACATATGCCCGCTTGCCGCTCTGCCGCGCCCAGACTGGCCCGCTGGAAACCATATAGGCAGCGCCGACAGGGTTGTCCTTGGCTTCAAGCGGTTTGGAAAATGGCCACATCTACAGCACTCCGAAAGTTTGGGTCGATCCGCGACAAATATCAGCCACAGCGTCCATCATGGGGTCGAGCGTATCATCATGTGATCCGTTTGGGAATGCCGATGCCTCTGCGAGCATGTCGGACAAGTGTGGCAGTCCCTCTAGAAGTATCACGTTTCCGTTCTGAATTAAAGGGGATGCGTCATGTGAGCGCGTTAGCTTGTCAATATGGCGCGGGATTGCAAGAATCGGGATGCCCTCACGCTTTAGCGTTTGGATCAAGCCCGTGCCGCTTGCCTTATCCTCAACCTTCATGTGGCGCAACGTGCCTAGACCTAATATGGCCTTATGCTTGGCGTAGAAAGCGCGGGCATGCACCAGCAATTCCGGCGCTTCCCACTTGCCCCTGATCATGTCGAGGCAAACCGCCTGCCCGCTCTGTGTCTTGCCCCAGCACTGAAACACCGAATAATCGTTTGCCTCTTTGGTTTTTAGCGCCGTGTCGGCATATATGCCACGCCACTCAATCGCAGGCAGTGCGCTTATGTACTGCCACCATTCATCCTTGAAGATGCCGCCGCCAATCGTGATAGGGTTTTGCTGATACAAGGCAGACCAGAAGAACTCCGACATTCCCGCCTTGGTCTCTAGCAGCTTTTCTACCGGGTGCAGATCCGGCACTAGGGCTTCGTCATGCTTATTGATTGCTTGGAACGTAATGCGCTTGGCCCTCACGTCCGCTTCAAGTACGCGCCCAGATAGATCATCAAGCGCCCAGCGCGTTGCCATGATTATCTGCCCGCTGTTCTTTGATAGTCGCGTTTTGAACGTTGACTGATACCAGTTCCAGATGCTCTTTTTCGTAGCGGGCGATAGGGCCTCTTGAGCGTTCTTGACCGGATCGTCAATGATGCCAATGTCCAGCCGCTTGCCTGTTAGAGGACCACCCACGCCCTGCGCGATGTATCTGCCCGCATGGCCCACAATCTCAAATGTCTCGCTGTTGCGCTTGGCCTCTATCTCAACAGTCACCACGCGCTTGGCGTTAAGTGCTGACCTTGGAAACAGGCGCGCATATGCTGGCGACATCATAATCTTTTGAATGTCGCGGTTCATGTCGCTGGCAAGGTCGGACCCGTATGAAAGCCCACCGATTGACAGGTTAGGGTTCTGCCCAAATAACCATGCGGGATAGTTGCGGCTGACTATCTCCGACTTTCCGTGCTGCGGCGGCGCTTCAAACACCAGCACGGGCCGCTTGCCCGACTCTACATCTAGGTAGAACTGGCCAAGGTCGCGGCACACATCAATTGCAAACTGCGACACGATGTAATCAGGGTTCATGTATAGGATGAACGCCAGCAGGTCTCGGCGGGCATGGCGGCGGTCTAGCAGTTCCTGGGCAGCGTCACTTGGGCTTTGCATTGGCTTCAATAATCGCCTGCAACTGCGCGTCGGACATCTCGCGGGAAGGCGTCATAGTGCCGTCAGGGCTCTCCACGTTGATTGACTGCACCGCAGTGCCTAGCCCCCGATCCTCAGCGTCCTTAAGCAGTTTTAACACACCGGCCTCAATGAATTGCAAAGACGCAGTGTCTCCAGCCTCTGTGGCCTCAATAACAGCATCAAGCAATCGCCCTCGAACCAGAGTTGCTTTTTCCGCGTTGGCCATCTCCATGAGCTTCTGCTTTGAAGTCTTGCCGTTTGGGTTGCCCTCGGGTTGCCCAAACTGCCTATTTTTAGGGGGGTTTTTGAAACCTACCTTTTGCATTTAGCCCACTCCCACATTAGGGACGTCACCGAAACATCCTGCCCAGCGCGCGCCCTGTGAAGTATCCAGCGATGCGGCGCATGATGCGGCGCGAGATAGACCCCTTGCGCTTTGACGTTACGGCTTGCAAGTCTCCGCTGTATTTTGCGGTTGCGTAGAGGATGCTGCGGAATTTGTTAATCGTCATTTTGTTCTCCCTCTTGGATGCAGACACCGTTGCGAATAACCGTAATATCTTTGCGCGGATATGTCTTGAGCAATTTAAGCCCGCATGGCTGGTGATGGAATATTGCTGGGTGCACTAGGTCTTCTGCATTGCAAGAAATTCCGTTTACCGTGTAAGAGCCTTTACGCAATGGCTCCCCCGGCTTTGGAACTTTGATCCATTTAATTTGATCACCGAGGTGATCAATCCATAAGTCGCCTGTGATTGCGTTCAAGTCCATTTGGTTCTCCTGTGTCCGCCCTAAGAGTACCACCCCGCGCTGATGTTAGCAACGAAAACAAAAAAGCCCCGCGCTTTTTACGGCGCGGGGCTAAAGGAGACAACAACTATGAACAAGATTATCTTGTCACGGGGTTGCGGGTTGTGTCAAGGGCTATCAGCGCCTTTACCGTCCGAAACGCCTCCATCTTTGCGGCCTCTGGCTTGTATCCCGCGTTCAAGAGCCGCTTGGTGTGACGGCTTAACTGCGCTTTCAGGCTTGCCTCTGCCTGACGAAGCTCTGCCTTGGCGGGTGTCTTGCGCCGATGTCGGATCTTTTTGGGAGGTCGGGAAAAAATCAAGCCGTGTTTTTTGGCTAGGCGGGCTATCGTGCCTTTATCAGTGCCAGTGCGGCGGGCGACTTCGCTCAACCAAACGCCGTCATCCGCGTATTGCTTTAGCCAATCACGGCACACATCAAATTGAGCTGCTCGCATTTCTTCATATGTCATTGGTTCATCTCCTTTGCTGCCTTGAGCACTTCGGTTGCCCTGTAAAACCCGTTGCGCATAAATGCGTCTCCGCCTTCGTCCATTTCGCGCAGGATGTCTTGGGCGGCATGGGCGCTGATGTTGGTGATTTGCGCCACCTCGTACACTGTCAGCGCGTTGGCTTGGCGTAGAAGGCTGGCTATCCGGTCGCGGGGTGTGAGGGTCATGTCAGCTTCCCCATGCGGATCGTGGCGCAGTAGGGGGCGTTGGCGTCGGCAATGAGCGCCAAAAGCGTGTCGCGCTGGCGAAGTCGGGCATCGGCGGCATCGGCGGCATTGGCGGCACGGACGGCGGCATCGGCGGCACCGGCGGCACGGGCGGCGGCATGTGCGACCCCGGCACGGGCGGCAATATAGGCGGTATGTGCGACCCCGCCAAGGGCGGCAATATAGGCACGGTCGGCGGCATGGGCGGCATCGGGCCATTGTTGGGCGCTAAAAAGTAAATCCATGCCCTCAATGACCAGATCAATGACGGCCTGTGCGGCGTCCGTTGTCTGGGGCAATGCCCGCAATTCGGAGGCCAGAAACCCCCAGTGCACGCGGCTCAAATCTTTTCCGTCGCGCCCAACTGCGTCTGGCAAGGCGGCAAAAAATGCCCTCCCTTCGGCAGCGGGCAATGCCTCGAAGATATTTTCGGCAATGCGCAGGACTGCAACGGGCAAGCCAAACCGCTCAAAGGCCAGCGTGGGGTCGCTGCAATGCGTCAGGCATGAGATAAAACAGCCACGTCCCCCAACGGCGTTTTCGCGGGGCCTCCAATACGATCCACGAACCAAAGCATCTGCCTTGATGTGCGCGGCAACCTCGGCGCGGAGGATTTCGGTGTTTTTCGTAAGTGTCATTGTGATTGGTTCCTTTGTTTGTGTTTTTTTGTTTAAGACGTGCGCCAGATACGAACTCCGGTGCCCTCTGTGCGGGCCACAAATTTAACCCCGTTTTTTTTACCCCATCCTTTAGATGCAATTGATGGTTTTGACGCTGATCCCTTTTCTTCTTCCGCAAAAAAAACGCTGTCTCCAACCTCCATTTTGTCCCAGATGTATTTCATAGGCGCACCTCTTCTTCCAACAGGTGCGGGTATAGTTTTCTCAATAATCATAATTTTACATTCCTTTGTTTGATAACTATTTATCGCACAGAAAATTGGGTGGCGCAAGCCCAAATCCTAAAGTAGAAACTTAGACAAAGCTAGAAAGCGATTCTAATTTTAAAGCCCTGAAATCGTTGACTAATACACTATAGATAGAACTTAGAGCCCTCTCTATACTGTTTTTCAAGAGGTTCAGAGAGGCTCAGGGGCTTTTTTTAAATGTGTCTCAGGGGTTCTAACTAAATTTATGCAACTAAGCCCATTTACGCTTTAACTTCATAGGCTTAAAAGTAGAATTTCCTTCTAGCTAAGGCTCTACTTTAGGGGGTTTGGCCCAAAAAACAAAAAACCCGCCATTTCGGGCGGGCCTTTCTTCTTCGTCTATGTCCGGAACCACTGAACCACAAGCTCCCCCTTTCGCCGTCGCTTTCCTGTCCGCGCCACCACTTCACCGAGCGCCTCAAGGTGCCTCATAGTGGCTTCAATCGTCGGCTTATCAATTTTTGACCGGCCTGCCAGCACCGTCGTTGACGCCCCGTTTTCCGTGTCGATGTAGTTCATCAGCCTAGCAGCCAGGGCGTCTTCGGGGCGCGCCTTTTTGTTGTCATTGGCAAAGACAAGCTGCACCTTGAAATCAATCTCGTCCTTGATGAATGCAAACGCCCATCGAACATGCTCCATTGTGCGGACCCCGTCCGGAATCGCTAGAATGAAACTGACCTTCGCAATCAACTCATAGGCGCGCCGGATCATCGCTACGCTGGCCTCGCCCGTCTTTTCATCCATGTGTCCGGCATAGTCTATCAGCCACTCAATTATGGCGTCTAGCGCCTCTGCTGCATCTGGGGTGGTGGTCACGTCCCTGCGCGGCCCTATATGCTCCACACGGCCCGCTTCGTTGCCGTAGATCACTCCCAGCTTGCCGCCCATCATTATCGGCATTTCGATCTTCTTGAACCCCTTGCGGGGGCGGGGGTTTATGTCGCGCTCTGCTACAATAATAGCGCGGCCTACAAATCCCTGCGTTGCGGTTTCACCATCCATTACACCCTCGAACGTGCTTGGCGTCGTAAAACCGATGATTGACAAGAAAGGCCGCTCCAGCCCGTTATCTACCATGCCCAGCATCCGAGCCGCATATTCTTCCCGCTCTACGTCCCCGCTGTCTTGAGCCTTGGATAGCTGGCCGAAATACACCTTGCGCAGATCCCGCTTGATATCGCCGCCAAGCAAAAAGCGGCTGTTGGCTTTTGAATAGGCGTTCATAATCGTGCCGAACACGCCTTCAAGGTAGGACGCCCCGCCGCGCTGTTGAGCGTTGCGCACCTTGCTCAGAAAAATACCGATCTCGTCAATGTTGTAGAATGACGCTTGGTTCTCAATCAGGTTCCGCACGATCTCTTGTTCTGACTTTATACCGCCCTGAATCGCGCCCTGCATGCCCGCCGCGATGTGCAATTCTGTAAACGCCTGCATCACGGCTTCTTTGCCCGTGCTGGATGCCGCTACGCAAAAAGACAGCATGTTAGCCGTCACGCCGTCGTGTGTGTCATAGTGAGACATACCGCCAATGTTGCCGATCGCCGTGATCGCGCTGGCAACTGCAAGCCTGCGGCGAGGATATCGGCACTGCCCGTCAATCCAGTCTGCGACCCTGCCCACAAATCCCGGCGGTCGGGTTAGGTCAACGCCAGTCACGTCGATCGGCAGGGCAAAGCCATCATCTTCTAAATGCTCGGGCTCAGGCGCAAACTTCTGTGGAAAAAACTCTTCGTTAAAATCTGAAAAGTCTTCGTCTTTTAGCGATGCAACTGCAGAAACGCGGGCTTGGGCAAGATCGTCTTGCATTTCGTCATAGCTTTTGCCCGTGGCATAGTCTGCAAGACTGAATGTTTTATCGCTCATTTTCTGCCCACCTTAAAAATTTGGTTCTGTCGTCAGGGGCCATGCGCCGGAACGCTGCAGCAGCAAGGCGCTTCGTTTGCTTGTGGGCCACGGTGCTGTTTTCCAAGGCGTCGAGCGATGCAACGGCATATGCTTCTAATTCATGTGGGGCAGCGCACGACGCCCAGAACAAAGCATCCTGCCGGACCTTCTCGGAAAACAACGGCACGTCAGGCACGCCTGCACTGTGCTGCTCCAGAAACGCAGAAACCGTGCCGATGCACAACTCCGCGTCATGGCGGTATATGTCGCACAGGCCATAATACGTCTGCCGTGCAATGTCATCCATGGCGGGTGGTTCCGGCCAAATAATCTGACAGCGCCTTAATTGTGGAGTATCGCGGGCTTGTTTGCCTGCCGTCGCGAATGTCTGCAATGGTCTGCGCAGAAAGCCCTGTGGCGTCTGATACCTTTGAAAGCACCCTATCTTGTAGCATGGTTTTTATATTGTCTAAATCTAGCATATCGCCACCTATATTTGGTATTACTATAATTTGTTCTTGCACAACCGCGCCACTCATGCAACAACATTAAAGCGGGATTAGAGAGTGCGACCCGCCGCACGGGCCAATGTGCCAAACAAAGGACTAGAATATGAGTATCCTTGCGACTGCAAGCAAGCCCGCCGACCGCGCCGTTATGGTGACGGTCTGCGGAGATAGCGGAATGGGGAAAACCAGCCTTGCCGCTACATTCCCGAAACCTATTTTTATTCGCGCCGAGGACGGATTGCAGGCGATCCCTGCGGAAAAGCGGCCCGACGCACTGCCTCTCGTGACCTCGGGCGCGGTCTTATGGGAACAGCTAACGGCCCTGCTGCAAGAAGATCACGACTACCAAACCATCGTGATTGACAGCGTCACCGCGCTAGAGCGGCTTTTCCTTGCGGACGTTCTGGCCAGTGATCCCAAGGCCAAGTCTATCAATCAGTGTCTCGGAGGTTATGGCGCCGGGACCAGCGCCGTTGCGGCCATGCACGGGCGGGTGCGCAAGGCGTGCGGCCTGCTGAATGAGCGTAAAGGGATGCACGCTGTATTTGTGGCGCACGCCGATGTGCAAACCATGAAGCTGCCGGATCAGGATGATTACATGCGCTATTCCCTGCGCCTGCCTGACAAGAGCTTGCCGCCCTACGTTGATGATGTAGACGTGGTTGCTTTCCTGCGTCAGCAAATGTTTGTATCCGGTGGAGACGACGAGCGCAAAAAGGCACGAGGCACGGGCGCGCGTGAACTTGTCTGCAACGTATCGCCCGCCAACGTGTCAAAAAACCGCTACAACATTACCGAACCAATGGCGGTCAAGATGGGTGAAAACCCCCTTGCAGACTTCATCCCCGCTCTAAATGGGCACAATGCACCAAAGAAAAAGGAATCTGAATAATGTCATTTTGGGATTTATCCAACGGACAAACCGCAGCAGACACGCCAAAGGAATATGAGGTTCCCGGCAGCAACATGGAGCCAATTCCGAACAACTCGGACGTGCTTGCCATCATTGATGAAATTAAATGGACCACGAACGGGAACGAATCCGACCCGCGCGAATACATCAGCGCGCGCTGGTCTGTGATGGCTCCAGAACAATTCAAAAACCGCAAGGTTTTTCACAAGATTTGGGTGACGGACTTTGACCCAAACGCCAAGGACGAAGCTGCGGCAAAATTGAAGCGCGACAAGAATCGGAAGATGCTTGCGGCCATTGATGCCAATTCGGGCGGGATGCTGACGAAAAGTGGTGACACGCCGACTAGTGACGCTTTGGCAATGCACCTGACCAATAAACCGATGGTGATTAAGTGCATGGTGTGGAGCATTAAGGGCAACGATGGAAAGGATATGGAAGGAAACTGGGTTAGTGCTGTATCACCAGCAGACAAGGAATTGCATGTTGGCGAGGCTACGAAAAAACCGGCAGCGAGTGGCGGGGATGGATATGGCAGTGGTCGTGCCGATCTAGATGATTCTATTCCGTTCTAAAGGTATGTCTTGTATAATTCCGTTATGGGGCTATAGTGGCCCTATGACATACACATGCAAAGTCTGCGGCGTGACAAGTGACGCCGCTGAATTTTACAAAGGCGTAACCAACCGGTGCAAGGAGTGCCACAAGCAGAAAGTTAGAGAAAACCGCGCAGAAAATTATGAATACTACCGTTCATATGACGCAAAAAGATTTCAAGAAGACCCAAATGTTAAGGCTAGACACAAAAGGTATCAGTCTACGCATGCTGGACAATCTTCCATGCAGAAATCTCGAAAAAAGTGGATGAATGAAAAGCCAGAAGCACGGGCCGCGCACATCATACTTGGAAACGCTGTTCGTGACGGAAGGATAGAAAAGCCTTGCGCCTGCACAAAATGCCAAAAATCAGAAGTTAGCCGAAAGATGCACGCGCATCATGAAGACTATGCTTTTCCGTTAACAGTAATTTGGCTTTGCGCTCAATGTCACTCGGACCAGCACAAGGAGAAAGTAAGTGAATTTTAAGAGACATAGGAACGAAATAAAGTATCCGGCACTATGGAAAGCCGTAGATGGCGCAATAATTTCGGCTATTGACGCTCACCCTGAAATTAAGATTCCGAACCGCGCAAGTATTGTTAAGCGCGTAGTCGGACAAGTCCTAGCACTAGACGCTAGATCGGCGGAATCCGATGAAATGCCTGCGTGAAACTGGCCGACCGCAGGCGGGGTTGGGGTACATCGCCGCCCATCCCACAACTAACCCGCGCCGCGAAGGTGTGGAGCCGATTACCCTGAGTATTCAGAGGCGCGGCGCGGGTCTTTTTGGCAGAAATTGGAGAATAGCATGGAACAGCGAACCGAACAATGGCACGCCGCGCGGGCGGGCCGTATTACTGCCAGCATGGCGGGGGCGTTTCTTGGCCTTTCACCGTTTATGAAGCCGGAGGACGCGCGCCGCGCTCTTGTGCGATCTATGCACGGGATGCCGTCCGAGTTCAGCGGCAACGTGGCCACCGAGTACGGAACGTTTCACGAGGACGGCGCGCTGGTCGAGTATCAGATGGAGACTGGCAACACAGTCACGCCGCTGGCGTTTGCTCCGCATCGCGACTGGCTTGGGGCTTCGCCGGATGGGTTGGTAAATAGGTTTGGCCTGATAGAGATCAAATGCCCGTTTGGACAGCGCAAGAAAAACCCGCCTGAATTTAAGTCGATCAAAGATCAGCCGCAATACTATGCGCAGATGCAAATTCAGATGTATTGCACGTGCCGGGACTGGTGCGATTTTTTTCAGTGGTCGCCGTATGGCACAAAGACGGAGCGGGTTTGGGAGGATCACAAATGGCTTGATATAAACATGCCAATCCTGCGCACCGCATGGGAAGCCGCCCGCGCCGCAGATCCTGCCGACTTTGAAGGCCCAAAGCGCGTGGCGATTGATACGCCCGAAGCCGTTCGTCTGGTACGTGAATACGACGAACTGTCGGACGCGATGGATGCCGCAAAAGAAAAGCGCGACGAGGTGATGGCAAACATGGTGCGGATCGGTGGCGGCAAGGATGCGACAATCGCAGGGCGCAAGCTAACGCTGATTAAGCGCGCCGGGTCCGTGGCATATGCTAAGGCGCTGGCCGCTGCCGCGCCCGAATTTGACTTGGAGCCATATCGCGGCAAGGGCAGTGAGGGGTGGAAATTCACATGAATAACCAAAACACAAAAAACCAACTTGCGGACCTTAGCGATGCATTTCACTCTGTGAAAACAAGGCGTCGGGAGTTGCTTGTTCAAATCGCCCTGCACGGGGAAACGATACAAAGCGAGACAGAAGTAAGCCCGCAAGAACTTTTAATCTTGCGAGATTACATCAAAGATTGTTTTGGCGACGGATCTCACTTTAGTAATCGTGATCTAGCACGTGGGGGTCCAAACCAGACAAGAAAGAAAACTGCCGTTATACTTGGCGTTTTGATGGATGCTGGCATCATAAATCGCGCGCCATCACCACATATCAAGTATTGCTTGGCAATGATATGACCCTCCGCCCATACCAACAAGCCGCCGTAGACGCCGCGTGGGATTGGACAACTCAAAGCGTGGACCCGTTCCTGATTGAAGCGGCCACAGGCGCGGGCAAAAGCCATCTAATCGCGGAGATAGCGCGCAAGATCCACGCTCACACGGGAAAGCGGGTTCTGTGCCTTGCGCCCAGCGCGGAACTTGTCACGCAAAACCGTGCAAAATATCTGGCAAGCGGTCATCAGGCAAGCATGTTTTCCGCAAGCGCAGGCGCAAAGGAATTGCGGCACCCCGTTGTTTTTGGATCGCCCTTGACCGTCAAGAACCGCATTAGCCGGTTTCAGGACGGCTATGCGATGGTAGTGCTGGACGAGGCGCACGGGATAACGCCGACGATTCGCGGCATTATTGACGCCATGCGCGAAGGAAATCCAAACCTGCGCGTCTGCGGCCTGACCGCCACGCCTTACCGATTGGGGACAGGTTACATTTTTTGCATGGGACCGGATGGTAAAATAAACACGCCCGACACGGCGAAAGACCCGTACTTTATGAAGTGCGTTTCTCAGATACAAGCACCGGAATTGATCGAGCAGGGATACCTAACGCCGCCCATGGTTGGCACCGCAGGCGCGGGAAAATACGACACGTCGGCGCTAGTGGCAAACAAGGCGGGCAACTTTGACCCCGCCGCCGTCGATCAGGCATATCACGGGCACGGGCGGCTAACGTCTGCAATCGTGGCAGACGTGGTGGCGCAAACGCGGGCGCGCAAAGGCGTCATGTTCTTTGCCGCGACTGTTCAGCATGCGCAGGAGGTCATGGCGTCCCTGCCCCCGCATATGTCCGCTATCGTTACGGCGAACACGCCAACGGGTGAGCGCAAGTCAATCCTTGCGCGGTTCTTGGCGCGGGATTTGAAATACCTCGTAAACGTGTCAGTTTTGACGGTTGGTTTTGACGCGCCTCATGTGGACTGCATTGCCATTCTGCGCAAGACGGAAAGCGTTGGGTTGCTGCAACAGATCATTGGGCGCGGTTTGCGTTTGTGCGAAGGCAAAACGGATTGCTTGGTGCTGGATTACACCAGCAACATTGAGGACCACTGCCCAGACGGTGACTTGTTTTCGCCCGTGGTGAAAGCCGGGTTCGGCACTGAAGGCACGGGCATGTCCGCTGTTTGCCCTGAGTGCGCATATGAAAACACGTTTTCCGCAAACATCAAATATCTCCACTATGAGCGGGACGAAGCGGGGTATTGTCTGGATTTGGACGGGCAGCAGGTGCAGACAGACCTTGGCCCGCTATCTGCGCACCACGGCAGGCGTTGCTGTGGGATGGTGCAGGTCGGGCGCAGGGGGCAATATGACAGGTGCGGGTATTTCTGGACCTCGAAAAACTGCCCAGACTGTGATGAAAAAAATGACGTGGCAGCCAGATATTGCTCATCGTGCAAGGGGGAATTGGTGGACCCAAACGACCGCCTTAAACTTGAGTTCGCAAGAATCAAAAGAACCCCGACAGAGCGACAGACAGATGAAGTTGTATCCATGGATATGCGCGAGGGTGTATCCCAAAGGGGGAACAAGACCGTGCGTGCCGATTTAGTGACGCCCTACAGATCATTTTCTGTGTGGTTCAGCCCTAATTCGCAGCACCCATTCCATCAAGCCGAATGGGAGACATTTGAGGCCGCAACCGCAAGCGGACCGCCGAAAACAATAACCTATAAAAAGGATGCTTCTACAAAGTTCTATAGTATTCTGGGATACAATCAGCCGAAGGATGTTGATCCAAGCGAAGCACAGTGATATGATTGATTAGCGGGCTAAGTTGGCCGACTGAAAAGGTGTTTTCCTGACACTCTGCCCGCTTTTTTACATCAGGACAGCCCAAGGAAGGCTTTTTCATGGAAAAGAAATTTTACGTTTATATTCATCGCCGCAAAAGCGATGGCAAGATTTTTTATGTTGGCAAGGGGTGCGGAGGTAGGTCTAGAAACTTCACGCACCGATCCGAGGTGTGGATAAGAACCTACAAAAAGCACGGGGTAGATGTGTTCATTGTTGTTGATGGGTTGCCAGAGATTTGCGCCCTCTCAATTGAAATGGCTCTGATAAAAATAATAGGAATGAAAAACCTGTGTAACCTTTCTGGAGGAGGGCTGGGTGTTTCAAGTATTACAGAGAAAACTAGAGAATTGAAGTCGCTGGCGATTTCTGGGAGGTTGAACCCTTCATTTGATAGCGTGGTTTATGATTTTTGGAACGACAAGTATGGTCGACTGTCCTGCACAAAATTTGCGCTTCGGTCCGTATATGGAGTTCCTTCAAGCCACCTTTCAAGATTGTGTTCCGGCGAAAAGAAAATGGTAAACGGATGGGTTTTGTATAAAAACAAAAACAAGCCAAGAGGGAAGTCCGGACCAAATCATTCGACCAAAGATATATCTGACACCTACATAAATGAAGATGGCAGGTCTTGGGTTGGCAACCCACATGACTTCAGAAATAAATTTGGGCTAAACAAAACGAATGTTTACAAAATGAGGACGGGCAGAAAGTCACCATATAAAGGTTGGTCTCTAGCATGAAGCTATCTAACATCCCCCACAACGTCCGCCTGTTTGGCGATCATGGCTTTAGAGGCAAGTGCCCGCCGGAAAGCATTGAGCAAGTGACGTTTTTCAATCGGATCCGGCGGGAATATCCTGACACATGGGGCGCGATTGCAATTCATGTTAAAAACGAAGGCAAGCGGAGCCGTGGGCAAATAGCGATGGATAAGGCTGAGGGCATGACGCCGGGGGCGGCTGATATAATCATTCCGGCGCGCATTACGTTTGTTTGTGAGATGAAGCGCCGCGACCATACGAAATGCAAATTCCAGCCCGGTCAGCTACCCTACCTAACCGCCGCCGCAAATAGCGGCGCGTTTGCCTGCGTGGCGCTGGGATGCGATGCTGCGTGGAAAGCACTTGGGGTGTGGCTTGATGTCATGGAATGAAATCGTTCGCCCGTCTGTGTGGCTTCGGAGGGTGCTGTCTGGCGAGGTTGATATGAAAGACGCGCCTGAAGCGATAAGAAGCTGGGCACGGCTGGCAATTTACCAAGGGGCCAAAGAGGTGCTGGCAATCCCAGACAAACAAAAAAGGCAGGCAGCGCTTGCGCGGGTGCCTGCCTTGATCCGCCCATATCTTGAGGCGGAAGCATTGCGGATATGGCGCAGTTAATTTCCCGCTACTTCGCCACTGCTAGTATGTCTGCGCGGTTCATTCCGTAGCCTCCAGCGCCGCAAGCCCGTCCGGCGTGATTGTCCAGAGGCGTTCGATTATCCGTGGCCCGTCACACGCGCAACGGATATACCCGCCGCGATACAGCGCAGACAGAACATTACCCGTCGTGTCGCGGCATGTGTGCCAGTCACCGTCTGACATGCGCGCGAGGGTGGTGCGTTGTTTGGGGGTCATTCCGTCACCTCATAATCGCTTAGGCGCTCAAGGCGTTTCCGCGTGCCGGGTGGTATCCAGTCAAACGCGGTTGAAGCGGTGCTGTCATTATTGCGCCACACTAGCCAGCTGTAAGCCGTGGCGGTTGAAGCCTTGTGGTCATATCGGCCTTTGACCATCGGGACACGCTCACAAAATTGCAGAATGTCAGTCGGTGGAGCATCTTTGAACAATTCCCGATAACGCGCGCCACCCTCAAGAAACGCGCTGCGAACAATGACGGCAACACCGTGGCGGCTAGTGTTGCGCGCCTGCGTGATGAATCGCTGCGCCAATCGGAATGGGGGGTTTGTTATTGTCCAGCTAACAACGCCCAGTGGATCGGCCCCAAACAGATAATCATGGACAGCAAACCCTGCGCCGTAATCGTGAACATCAGACGCCCAAACATCACCAAAGTATTCTTTTAACGGTTTCACCATGTGTCCACGGTTTGCCGCTGGTTCGCGGCAATCTAATTTTGGCAGGTCATATCCGCACAATGCAATCCATTCGCACAGCGCGCGCGTTGCCCAAGGCGGCGTTGGAAAGTCGTCACGGCTGTTATGCGGCTCAACTCGGCGCTGCATAACAGCGGTTGAAGTGTTTTGCTTGCTCATTCCTTATCCTTCTTTGCTATTCGCGCGGCCCAGCGTTGCATTGCCTTGCGCACTACCTGTGTGATTGTCACGTCCCGCTGTTTAGCAAGGGCGTGGTAGTGGCGGTGTTCTTCTGCCGTCACTCTGATTTGGAGCCAATATGTTTTTGCCATGCCCCACTGTATCAATACGTCAATCAATACGCAAGCGAAAATATGTATTGACGCGGGCGTCATGGCGGCGTAGGTTGATTGCAGGAACACAAACAAAGGGACGCAGACAATGAACGACGCACGCAGCCAAATAATCGCAAAAGTCCAGCAGATGCCAACCACTGAAATCATCGCGCTGATCAATGCAAACGAAGCCCTCATGACCCCAGAGGCAGACATCATCATCGAGGTGGTTTTGCAGGTTCTTGAGCTTCGTTTGCCCGAGGCACAATTTATCGGCATTTGCGACAAGCTTGCCGCCTAACCTACCAACCAACCCCCGGCCACGCGCCGGGGAACACCCCCCGCACAAAGGAACAACACAATGACCGACACCACCGCCGTCAACTTTTGCGACCTGCAGCGCATGATCCTGCTGCTCGACGCAGCACAGGATGCACTGGACCGATATGCCATTCTTGAAAAACGTCGCGAACAAGGCAAGAAGTTTCGCCAAGTCACCGCGCAAAGCCGCGCAACCGCCACGCGCGAATTCGTTGCGGAAATGGCCGCAAAATACGACATCGATCTGGGGTCTTGAATATGCACCCCGCCGGATACATCCCATGCAATGAGTGCAGCGGCACGGGCAGCCCGTCAACGCATTACGACTATGTGCGCGGCAACAACCACACGCAGTTTTGCGCCAGGTGTGACGGCGATGGTCGGGTGTATGTCGGGAAGCGCGCCGCAACCGTTTCGACAACAGGGGCCAGCGCCCCGCAAGGAGACTGACATGAACATCACGGAATTGAAAAGCGAGTTGGCTGCACTTGAGGCCGAAATGTCTGAAAAGGCAATCAAAGCCCCCCGGGCGGAAATAACAATCGGATCTTCTAGAGACAGCATTCATATCGACGCGCGCTATAACGATCGCCCGTTCAATGGTGAGCAATACAAGATTTTCTTTGCGGCTTCTGTCTCTGACTGCATCGCCGCAGCCCGCGCCTATATTGCCGCCCTGCCATCACCAGAAGATGCGGTAACCCGCGAATACCTCACCCGCGTTGCATCGGCGGTTGACTACGCCACAGAGCATAGCATTGCAGAGGAATACGTTGCCCCCCTTCGCGGCGTGTCGTGCGCCATGACTGATAACCTGCTGACAAAGGAGGCTGCACAATGATCCGCGCATTTATCGGTGACGTTATCGGGGCGGGCTGCATCATGGCCCTGCCGTTTCTCCTCAACTTTATCGCGTTTGGCTTTGGAGGCTAACATGAACCGTATTTTTGCCGCCCTATGGCGCATCCTCCGCCCGGTAAAGCCACGGCGCCGCCAAGCCCGCCGCGATGCTGCGATTGAATGGGCGGGCCGCATAGCCCTGCTGGCGCTTATCGCTAGCGCGGCTTGGATCACATGGGGCGCGATGCCCACAGAATTACCGAAGGGACACTGATATGAAAAGCAACGTGATCGACATTGACGGGGCCATTGAGGCGCGCACCGAAAAGGCCGTGTTGTTCCACACAGGCAACAAGGAGGAAGCCGCGTGGCTGGCTTTGTCACAGATCGAGATTGAGGAAACGGGGATCGGCGGGATTGTCACTGTGACGCTGCCCGAATGGCTTGCGCTGGAAAAGGGGCTGATATGACCCCCTATGACCGACTGACCGCAAACCCATTTGAAGAGCGCACCGAGATCGGCAGCGAGGAGGGCGAGACGTGCGGACGATACCCAGAGCCAGACGAAGAACAGCCGCGCGGATACAGGCCCAAGCCGTGCGGGGGTGTGATGGCGGATTGGGCAAACGGCATCGAGTGCGACACCTGCGGCGAATTTGGAGATTGAATATGACACCGGAACAAACACTACCTGACCGCCTTCGATTGAAGTCGAACATGATTAACATGGGCGAAGGCATAGCGTGGGGGAGCGAAACGGCACTTATGGACGAAGCCGCCGCGCACATCATCGCCCAGCGTGAGCACATCGCGGCGCTGGAGGGTTGGGAAAAAGCCGCAACAGCAACAGGGCGCATAGCCCGAAAGGATAGAACGATGGACGCAAAAGACTTAGCCGCCGCATTGAGGTTTATATCGAGGGAGGCCGCAAGCCCGCAAGTGGCCGTGCATATGGTTGCCACAATGATTGACGGGGTAGCCGGATGGACGGACCTCACCCCGCTTAGCGTATCAACAGAAGATGGGGATGATTTAACAACAATTGGCGGGGCTTCAGTACACCTGCATGACATGCTTTAACCCCCACGCCACAGGAGTCAGAATAATGGTTATTTCATTTTGCGACCACCCCGACAAAACAATATCAATATCATGGGTAAACAAGGCCAGCGGGTACAATAGCACAGGCCCAATCTGCAATGCCTGCGCGGCAAAGCTTTGCGAGGGTCTAAAGCAATTCCCCGGCGCCCAAGAGACAATCACCATAACCCCCACGCCACAGGAGGCAGAGGCGCTAATCCCGCTCTAGCGGATCGCCAGCGCCGCCAACCCAGCCGTCCCGCTTGTCGTACGTGTCGAGCTTCATGCCGCGCCGATTCACCCACGATGAACCATAGTCGTCAGTAGGCGCGAAAGGCTCCAGCCGTTGCCAATTCAGCCCGCCGATCCGTGCCGCAGCTAGATTGTGCTTGTGCCCGGTGTAGGCATGGCGGTGCCTGCATTCGGTCCAAAATGGGCAAACG